GCCGACAGTAAAGCTGGTAATGATGCGCAATATTCGTATGCAGGAACGCTCACGAAGAAGATTGAACAATTCAACGAATTTGAAGCTCAAATCCAAAACCAAATCGAGGAAGCAGATAAAGGATTTGACCAGAAGGTCGAAAAAATCAAAAAAGATTTTAGTAATCAAGTCGAACTGGCAAAAGCCAAGGCTGAAGAAGTCAAGCGTCAACTATCTGATACTATCGACCAAAGGTTCGATAGTTTTAACAATGGCCCTCTACAAGAAGCTAACCGCAAAGCTGAAGAAGCTTTAGAAAAATCTGGCGCGAACACATCGCTTGCAGAAGAAGCGCTTAAAATCGGTAGGATGGCTAGTAGACGATTAGATGCCTTGAAAAGAGATTCTGAAAGTATGAGAGATATAACATTCAATACTTTAGGAGAAATCGACCGAGAGGTTAAGAAAGAAGTAAAAACTAACAGCGAATATCGTAGGACAACAGACGAAATGTTGAGTCGTATGACTGGCCAGATGAACGGCTTTGCAACGAAATCAGAGGTCAAACAAGATGTGGCTGGCCTGACTGAGACATTTGCTAAGCTTCAAACGGATACGAACAATTTGATTTCTGGAGCCAACAGCGAAATCACCCTAGCAAAAACAGAATTCAAGAAAACAGCTGATGGATTATCCGCTAAAATGACGGCAGTTGAGCGTTACGTTAGCCAAGATGGCCAGCGACAAGAAGCCTTGCAGCGATATGCTCGTGATGAGAGTGCTAAGCAAGTCACAGCTGTCCGTGAGCTAGTCACGAGGGATTATGTAGGCAAAACAACTTATCAAGAAGATGTCCGCGGAATCAATCAACGAATCGAAGAAGCCAAGAGAAATGCAAGCAATGAACTTACAACACGACTTGCGAATTATCGTCAGACGGTTGATGGCAAGTTCACGGATATTTCTAGTCAAGTCACGACTTATAAGCAGGTTGCAGATGGCCAAATCAGTAATTTGTCAAATCGTCTCACAACCGAAAAGCAAGGAACTGATGGTAAGATCGCAAACCTTACTAATCAAGTAACGAATAACAAAGCCAGCTCTGACAACCAGATTGCTAACCTTTCAAATCAATTGGCCAAAAAGGTTGAAATCACAGATTTTCAAAGGGTTAGAGAAACCAGTCAGCTCTATGAGCGGATTTTAGGGACGACTGAGCAAGGCTTACCAGACAAGGTTTCAAGGTTGGTTATGTCTAGTAGCATTTTTCAGACGGAAGTCGGAAATTTCTTCGTTAGCGATAACAATCTAATTGTTGCTTCCGAAACTCTCGATAAATACACACTTACAGGTCAACGTTCAGGAGTTTCGTTAGGTCCTCAAAATGGGATATTTGCTATCAATGCAGCAGGTTTATCTAGCTTCAACTGGAGCGGGTTTACGTTGCCTATTTATGTCCCTAAAATTTTAAAAGGCGAAGTGTACACGCTAGGATTTAAATATAAAATCAGACGACAACTAGACCATGAATTTTGTGTAGTTATCAAAAATCACTCACGAAATAAGAGCGTTTTACAGAAGATCATAGCAAACGCTCAAACACCTGTTTCTAGCGACTGGCAAGAATTTCAAGGCACGTTCACGATGACTGAAGACTTTGATTTTGGAACAAGCAAGGACTATCCGCTTTATTTCTATCTCGTCAAAAATGGTTATGTGGAGATTAAAGAGCCTATGCTCGTGAGAGGTGCTAGAACAAGCTCATACAAACCAAGTCAATTCGACGATGCTTACAAAGCTACAGAGAACGTTAAGCAATTGGCAGAGAATGCCCAAGCTAAAGCAGTTCAGGTAGCAGAACAGGTAAATCAGGCTCAACAGACAGCAGAAGCGACACGGACACAAGTCACACAGCTTGCGGGTTCATACGCAATTAAAAACTTAAATAGCCATGGAGATTTAATCTCTGGTATCAATCTTGGGGCCAATGGTCACAACAGATTTGACGGGAAATTGACTCACATCACTGGTGAAACCTTAATTGATAAAGCAGTTATCAAGTCAGCTATGGTTGATAAGTTGAAGACAGCCAATTTTGAAGCCGGCTCGGTGACTACGATTATTTTAGATGCTGAAGCTGTTACGGCCGAAAAATTGAAGGTTGACCAGGCGTTCTTCAACAAGCTTGTCGCAAATGAAGCTTATTTGAATCAGCTCTTTGCTAAACAAGCCTTCATTAATCGAGTGAAAAGCATTACGATAGATGCAAGTCAGGTTAGTGCAGGTATTTTGAGAGGTGCAAGTATTAATTCGCTTGACGATTCGATGCGAATCGACACGAATAAAAAAGAATTTTACTTGAACAATAATACATTGTTTACATTTTTCGACCAAAAAGAAGGAATGCACTCATTCATCGGAACTGGTAGCAGAGCTGTTAACGGTAGCGGTTCTGGAATTATTATTGGGTCCGGTTTAGATAACCAATACACAAGTCAACTTAGAAATAGCACTAGTAATCGCGATTTATGGGTAGCGAGTAATGAAATGAGTAGTAATCTTTTGATTGGTTCAAAGAAAAACGGAAACGGCCAAGCGTGGATCACAACGAATGGGGGCATTTATCTTTCAGCAAAAAAAAGAAATGATGGAAGAGAGGCAGAATTACGACTCGGAAATGTTTTAGGAAACGACTTTGAAAGCAAAGCGCTTCTAACCGCCGAAGATGTGAGTATCAGTTCTAGTAAGACTAGGATTTATTCAAGCGGGAAAATGGAAATTACCGGAGGAACTGGTTCGAGTCTGAAAACTAATACTGTAACGACGAATAACCTGTATATCAACAATAAGGATTTAGTCGCTTATTTCAACAATTTAGCTGATTTTGTTGTAAGAATAGCTCAAAATGCAGGATGGTCAAATATAGGGGATTACAAAATTTAAAAAAGGATAAAAATATGAATACAGAAACACAAATTTCCAAAGAGTTAGTTTTTCAAATAGCACAATTAACTTACAACAATGCAGAGTTGAAAGTGTTACACGAAAATGCAGTTGCGACTTTGGAATTATTTAATAGCATTTTAGAATCTGACGAAGAACTCAAGGCTAAATTTGAAGAAGTGAAAGGAAAAATGACAAATGACAATTAACAATTACGAACTAGCGACCAGACCTTATACTCGTGGTTTTGGAGACAATGTTACAACCGTTGTAGAAATCCGTTTGCAAGACGGGAATCGTTATAGCACTAACCAGCGGGAATTGGCTGGTGACCGTACACAAGACCAAGAAGACGTCTTGATTCAAGCTGTGCTGGATATCCTGAAGGCAGAATTAGATCCAGGTAGTGCTATCGTTAAAACACAGGCGCAGCTTGAACAGGCTAACCTGAAGATTGAGCAAAATAAGACCGAACAGAATAGACTTTCTAATCTTGCAAATAAAATCGATAAAGTAGTGCGTGTCATGGCTCAAGACTCTATCATGGGGGAAAAAATCGCCTACGGTACAACCTACAAGGAACTTGTCGAACTCTTCCCACTTGTTGAGGAAGGCAAGGTCTATCAACCAGGGGATATGTTTGTCGTTGAGGATCCTGAACACGTCGAATTGAACGGCGAAGGCAAGCGCGTCTTGATTCAGACAAATCAGGCTTTCACTTACAAAGGCGAATCTCTCAAAAAACTTCAAGGTGGACCATCCCAAAATGGCCTTCTTGCAATTTGGAAGTGGGACGGGCAAAAGAATGAAAGTGATCTTGATACCACTCGAGTTCCTGCACAGTAGATTGGAAGTGGTCTGATTGGAATTACTAGCATTTCTGGATAAATTGAGTCCGATTCTAATCGTGATTATTCCTAGCTATTTCTCTTTCAAGAGCACGCAGAATACGAAAGAGACTGACAAGCAAATCAGTCTCTTATCTGATAAAATTAGCGCCATTGAAAAAACAGTCTCAAATGTTGAGAACATTGGCAAAGATAATAGCAAAGGATTGAGTGTTATCGGAAAAGGTCTTCAAAGATTACAACGTTTTCGATTGCAAGAAAACCTAAAAAAAGCCATTAGACGAGGCAATACCAATCAGCATGAGATTGAGGAATTGTCTCGTCTTTATGAAAGTTATGTTGAACTTGGTGGTAATGGAGCCATCAAGGTACTGTATGAAAAATTTCTAGAATTAGAAATTGTGGAGGAAAATTAAAATGAATCAAATTAACGAAATCATCATCAATGCAGCAATTAGCGTTCTTGTCATTTTGACTGGAATCGCAGTCAAATCAATCAAGGAATACCTTATCAAAAAAGGCGGTGAACAGACTGTCAAGATTGTCGAAATCTTGGCCAAGAATGCCGTCAATGCAGTTGAACAGGTATCAGCTGAGACTGGCTACAAAGGCGAGAAAAAATTGGAACAGGCACGTATCAAAATTCGTGCTGAGTTAAATAAGTACAACATTAACATGACTGATCGTGACCTTGATACATTCGTTGAATCAGCGGTCAAACAAATGAATGATGCGTGGAAAGGAGAACAATAATGGATATTGATACAAGTAGACTAAGAACTGATTTACCCCAGGTCGGAGAACAACCATACAGACAAATTCATGCACATTCAACGGGCAATCCAAATTCAACTGCCCAAAATGAAGCAGACTACCATATGCGTCGTCCTGTTGATTCAGGATTTTTCTCGCACGTTGTCGGCAACGGCCGTGTGATGCAAACCTGGTACACAGACATGGGAGCCTATGATGTGGGAGGTGGCTGGAACGTTGAAGGCTACGGACAAGTAGAATTGATTGAGAGCCATGCTACTAAGGAAGAGTTCATGCGCGATTACAAGCTCTATGTTGAACTGCTGCGCAATCTAGCTGATGAAGCAGGAATTCCTAAAACGTTGGATTCTGATAGTTTGGCTGGAATTAAGACGCACCAACACTGTACGTATAACCAGCCGCGAAATTATTCTGACCATGTTGACCCGTATCCTTATCTTGCTAAATGGGGCATTAGCCGTGAACAGTTTAAAAAGGATATCGAAGGCGGCTTATCTGAAGCAGGCTGGAAACGCAATGAAACTGGCTGGTGGTGGGAGGAGTCAGACGGCTCTTATCCAACCAAACGCTGGAAGAAAATCAACAATGAATGGTTCTACTTTGATGATCGTGGCTATTGCTTAATCAATCGTTGGTTCAATGATGGCAAAGATTGGTTCTATCTTGACAAACGTGGCGCAATGGTCACAGGCTGGATGTTCCTTAACAATCGCTGGTACTTCTTCAAATCAGACGGTCGCATGGCCACTGGTTGGGTTAAATATCGTGAAACATGGTATTTCATGGAAGAAAAAGACGGCTACATGCTATCCAAACAATTCGTCAAATCAGGTGACGGCTGGTATTACTTGAAGGCGAACGGTGAACTTCACACAGATCCAGCATTCAAAACCGAACCAGATGGTCTTATCACTATCGTGGATAAACCAAAAGAAAACTAGAAAATACAGAAAGGCTTTCAAAATTTAATTACACTAAAACCGCTCAGTTTTTGAGCGGTCTTTTTTTTATTTTCTCTGAAAGTACTGTTTGAATTAAAAAAAGTAATGATTTTTTTACTACTTTTTTAATTTTTTACGAATAATAAAGTAGGAGGAATAAAAATGAAGATTTTAAATATTGAACTAGCAAATGTAGAGCAGACCGATTTTGGGTTTGAGCATTGGGTAGATGTGACTTACACTGTCCCAATTTTAAAAAATGAGTACACGGTCAAGCTGTTGCTGTTCATGGAATGCGAGATAGAGGACCAAGAGGTCATCGAGTACCTGGTATCGACTTGGAAGTATCGTGATCTGGTGTTACATTCTGTGCAGATGTATGAGATGGAAAAAAT